GACATTGCCTGCGGCTTGCATGGAGTTTCCGAAGATGTTGCCGACTTGGTTGGTGGTATTTGCCAGAGTGCCGGTGCCGAGGCCAAAGGCGGGGCCGATGGATTGGCGGAAGGGGTCGAGTTCCTGATAGGCTCCGGCGAGGCCGACGCGGCGTTGGCGGCGGGCTTGGTCGAGTTGGTTGGCGGCGAGGGCGAAGTTGCGGCGGTCGGACTCGCGGGCGGTGGCGAAGGCATCGCGGTTGAGGACTTCGGCGGCGAGGGCGGCGTTGCCGACTCCGAGGCCCCGGGCAGACATTCCGGCGCGGGCGGATTGCTGGGCGGCGCGCTCTTGCTCGGGGGTGAGGGAGCGGCCGAGGGAGAGTTCGCGTTCGGCATCGGCTTGGATGCGGGCTTCAATGGCGTTCGGGGCGCTGGCGGCATCGAGTTCCTGGCCGAGGACATCGCGGGTGCGGGCGAGGTATTGGTTGTCGAGCTTCCCGGCGAGCTGGTCGGCGGTGCCGAACTGCATCTTGATGTATTCGGGATACAGGCGCTTGATGGCGGCCTCCTCTTCGGCGATCTGGGCTTTGGCGACGCGGATGGACGATTCGGCCATCTTGTCGTAGTCGATGGGCGCAGGGGCTGCGGGGACGGGCTGTGGCCGTGGGGCTTTTGGGGAACCTCCCATATTATTTACCTCCTAATTTTTTGGTGAGTTGTTGCATGGAATAGACATGTGGCTCGAAGGTGCCTCGGCGGCACCAGGCGACAAAGGGGTGTGGATGCGGGGCGACGCGGAGGCACTCGCGGACGGGGTGGGTGCCGGGAGCGGTGGCGGCCAGGGTGACGAACCAGCAGTTGGGCGGGCCGAGTTCAAAGGATTGGTCCTCCGGGTTCCAGCGGGTGGCTTTGGCGAGCATGAAGCAGTCGGGAGAATTCCAGACATAGCCCGCCGACAGATGTTCGCCGATGGCTTCCCAGAAGTCTTGCGTGCTGTGGTTGTCCCACCATTGTTTTGCGCGTTGCCATGGGGTCATTTAGGGGGATAATTCGGTGACAGTCATGGTGCTGATGGTGCGGTAAACATAGTCTCCATTATCTCGATCGGAATATGCAAAATTTATGTATCCTTCTGCCGAAGAATAAATTCTTGCTTGTATTTTATAGGAAACTGTTGATGAGGAACCTGGAGAATTGTCAATAAAATCCAAGCAAACACTTGGAATTGAATATGCTCCGATATATCCCCCAACAACTGTTGCTTCAAGTCGATCTCCTACAGAAGTCCCAACCCCTATGTCTGTGCTTCCGCGCACGATTCTAAATGCGATCCCATGATTCGCATTGTCAGAGCTGCACGGAATGTTGGCTTGAATTCGAACTGCTCCAGAAGATGAAGCAATCCTTCTTGTTAATGTGATAGAAAGGCTTGTAACATCAACCCAATCGGATGTGCCAGTATTGATCGTTTGCGTATTTGTTTTGACGGCTTGAACAACTTGGATTGGAAAATTAGAGGGTAGTGCCAGGCTGGAGAGGCCGAGGGTGCCAAAGCCCAAAGCTGTTCCACTGCGGCGGAGGACATGGCCATCGGTGGAAGCGGCAATGTCAGCAGGGTTAGTGGTGCTATTTGTCGGATTTCCGATTACCGACAAGGCAGCGGAATCGCGAAGGATGGTCGAGGTGACGGAGTTGGCGGCCAGCTTCGCCGTGGTGACGGCGAGGTCACGAATGTGGTTGGTCGTGACGGCACGGGAGGCGTCGGTGGTCGCAGATGCGGCGAGCTTGTCGGCGGTGATAGCTGAGTTGGAAATATCCGTAGTGGCGATGTCCGCGATGGTGACGCTCGGGATTTGAGCCGAATTCAAGATGGCCGGGGTGACGGTCTGGCCGGAGGTGAAGCCTGTGGGGTGGTTGTAGCCTTTGGTGACGGTAATGGTAGCCATGGGTTAGGAGACGGTGCGGGTTTCGGTGTGCGGGAGTCTGCCCATGGCGGCCTCGGCGGCGACGGAACGGATTTCCGGGCGGCCGGTGGTGCTGGTGAATGTCAGCTCCAGGGCATGGGCTTTCGTGCGGATGGGAAATTTGAGTGAGTAATCCTCCGGGGTTCCGGTGGAGTTCGAGAGGGTGGCGACTTGGAAGGTGGAGTCGGGGTTAATGATGACGGCGGATGCGGATAGGGATGAAGAATCGGGGAGGACGACATCGGCGAGGCTGCGGAGGAACCGCTTGGAGTGCGGACTGCCGAAGTTATAGCGGCGGGTGCGGATGGTAGCCTCGACAGGCGTGGTGCCTGCGCCAGCCTGGGCGGCTTCGTCTCCGGCTTCGATTTCATCAAGGAGGAAAAGGGAACCGGCGCGGTTGGTGATGAATACGCGGCGCGTGGTGCCGTAGGTGGCTACAAGGAAATTATCGACGCCGAAGCCATAGATGTCGCGGGTTTCCCAGGACTCGTTGAGCGAGTTGTAAATAAAAACGGTATTGTTGGTGATGGTCGGGGCGGCGGGGTTGTCGATGGGACAGGCGAGGAGGTAGCGGTTGTCGAACCACAGCCCGACAGAGTTCTTTGCCAGCGCCGCATTCAAGTTTGCGAATTGGTCGGCGATAGGGTCGGAGAGGGGTTTGGTGTCGCCCCGGAGCTTGAGGTCGAGTTTGGTATCCAGACGGTAGATGCCGGAGTCGGAGAGGAAATAAACGAAGTTGCCTGCGGTGACGATGGAGCGGCGGGCGGAGCAGCCCACTTCGTCGGTGAGGAGGGTGAGGCGGGAGATGATGGGATCGGGGCCGGTGGAGTCGTAGCTTTGATTGATCTCAGCGAGGTAGATGGACCGGCGCATAAATACCAAGGCGCTGCCTTCGACCCATGGGTGGACGGCTACGAGGTAGTCGTTGCTGCCCTGGTTGGCGCGGAAGTTTTGCCAGAAGGGGTCGTAATTGTTCGGGTCCAGAACATCGGACAGGGAAACCGAGTCGCGGCCATCGGGGATGACGAGGCGGTTGTTGATGTAGCTGGCCCACCCGACCGAGCGCATGGTGCGATAGGTGGGGCCGCCTGAGGGAATGCCTGCGGGTGATTTGACAAAATTTGTGGTGGGCAGGCCGTCCCAATAGATCGGTGGTTTTACACGGCGGACGGTGCGCCCAGAGATGGCGGTGTCGTTGGCTGTGCCCGCTGGGACGGTGATGGTGAATGAATTGTTGGTAGTGGTAAGGATGTCGAATTCGTGGCCGTTGAATGCGGCGGTGGTGGACCCTTCCAATCGGATGCGCTGGCCGGAGATGTAGCCGTGGGCCGTGCAGTTCACGGTGGCGGTGGTGGTGGAAACGGTGATTCCGCCAGCAGAGAGGCTTTTCTCTTCCCACCCTGCGATGGTCGGATCGGCCTCGCAGAAGAGGTATAGGCGGTCGTAGGCTTGCAGCATGGTGACGGTATCGGTGACCTCGATGGTGCTGCCGGATGGGAATGTTAGTTCGCCGGGGAGAATGGAAATGACGATGGGAAGTTCGTCTTCGTAGGAAATGGGTTCGCCGGTATCAGTGGAAAGGTATCCATCGCTCCAGACGCCGGAGGTGAAATCGCCCTGCGCCAAAATGGGGAATGCGCGGTCGGAACCGGCGATGACAAGAACCTCCATAGAATTCACACCGTCTGGCGAGCGCATTACGGCTGAGGCGAAAATACCGCCCGTGTAGGACGAGCGGATGACGGGTTCATTTGGCGCGGCGGCAAGAATGAACGGGAGGGTGAGCGGTGTGCCGGAGGGTGAGATGTTTTCACCGAGGCGCTTGGCTCCTTTGCGGACTTTGGCAACGCCTCGGTCGAAGCGCATGTTTACCGAATCTTGCAAAACTCCAGGCTGAAGATTGAGAGGATTGAGTCGGCTGGCGAAGCCGATGAATCCAGAGTCGCCATCAATGGCTATGGGGGAATCCAGCGCCATTATGTTGCGATAATGCCAATCGTGCGAAGCCGGGAAAGAATGGCATTCTGTTTAGCTTGCAGCTCTACGCAGAATTCTAAAAGTTGGTTTACTGTTGGCGTTGTTGCATTGACGGATACCGATCCATTTGCCGTTGGCAGTGAACCAGCGGAAGCTGTGACATCGAGGCTTGTAATTGCGGTTGGTTGCACAACGGGAGTGGCGTTCCAGAATCCGAGCCTTTGCGTTGTGGCGGTGCCGATTTTGGTGCCGGTTGCGGTGCCCGCAACCACATTCTTGCCCTCGCCAAAAGTCATATCGCCATTGGCAGAAAGATTGCCGCCTATTGTGGCATTGCCGCCTACCGTGGCATTGGATGATGCGGCGAGCGTGCTGCAATTTACAGGTCCACAAGTTAAAGTTCCGCTGGAAAGATTAAGGGGTGTGCTTTCAGAGCCAGAAGCAATAAGTCCAACTTCCTGCAAGCTGTCGAGGAGGTCGGCGGTGAGGGCGGGTTGATCAACGGGTGTGGCGTTCCAGAAGGCGAGCTTTTGAGTGGCGTCTGTGCCGAGCTTAGTGCCGGTGGTGGCGTTGAGGGCGAAGTTGGTGGCGTCGGGGACGGTGACGGTGTTGCTGACCGTGCGGAGGCAGTCGCTCTTGAGGACTCCGGAGGCGACGCGCTTGGTGACGCCGTTGTCGCTGATTGGCAGGAGATCCGAATCGTCCGGCAGCGTGGAGAGGAGAGTGAGTTGGTCGATGGTTTTGGCCATATAGTTCTATTCTATCACCGGCCTAAAATGCTGCGGATGGCGGCGGTCGAGAGGCGGCGGCGGTTGTTGGTGCTAAAGAGGTCGCGGATGGCTCCGGCGGTTTTGTTGGGGTATTCAGCGATTTTCTGGCGAACCTTTGGCAACAGGTCGTCGGGGATGCCGGTGATGCTGGCGGTGGGGGTGGCGGGCTTGGTGCCGGGTTTGATTTGGCGGTAGCCGGTGATGTAGAGAAGCTGGCGGCTGCCTTCTTGGTAGTGGGGGAAGTTTTGGCGCTCGACCAATCCTTCACGGTGCGCGGCGGCGAGGATTTTCGGGACTTCGGCGATTTCGCAGTCGAGGTCGGCGGCGATTTCGTCGGGCGAACTCCAGCCTGGCGGGAGGGAGTTGGTGCGTTTGGCGATGGTTTTCCAACTGCTCATAGGTAAATGGGGGCGGTCATCGTTCTGCCGCGTTTCTTATCCAGCAAAAAGTATGTCTGGAGTGGGGGTTCGAAGCTCGCCTTGATGCTGAGGGCGAATGCGTTATACCCTACGAGGCTTCCGTTGCAGAGCCAGTTTGAGTTCTGTTGATAACGGTGCCAGTGGCCGAAGATGTCGAGGTCGGCGCGGTTGGGGCTCTTGTTCCATGCGGCGATGGCTTTGTTGACGCCGATGCTGATGTCGCCGACTCCGCCGTTGTATTTCAGCGCGTCTCCGTGGTGAAACCGGATGTTGCGGCCATAGACTGACATGAAGTTGAAATACTGGTCTGCGATTTGGAATTCGATTTGCTGGTCTCCGGCGAGGCGTCCTTCGAGGATGCGGTAGAGGAGCCATTCGTAGGAGTGCTTGGCTCCGGTGGCGTGGCGGGGCTTGACGGTGGTGCGACCGTGGTTGCCGTAGCTGGTGGGGATGAGGATCCGCTTGAAATGGGGCTTGAGTGTGGCAAGGCCGGACAGGAGCCGCTCTTGGAGCCAGAGGAGGGTTTCGGTGGGGGTCTTGGAGTTGGTCTCGGCGAGTTCCTCATGAATCATTCCTGTGAGCAAATCTCCTCCGAGCCAAAGGATGAGGTCGTCGATCTTGGCACCGTGGCGCTCGATCTCGGTGAGGCGGGCGATGGTGGCGAAGAATTTTTCGATGCGGGATTTTGCGATGTTGAGGTTGTATTGGTTGAGACCGTTGACGCTGGTGGATTCGACGGTTTCTTCGACATGCCAATCGCTGGCCATGGCGATGGCTACGGCTTCGGCTTTGTCCGTCATGGACACTTCCAAGGGACGCGGGCGGATTTTGGATTTGCCGAGACTGAGGGCGATGCCGAGCTGCTGCTCGAGGTCGGCGACGGTGTGCTGGTATTGCTGGATTTTGGCTTTGAGCGAATCGACTTCGCTTTTGTGGGCGGTGGCGGCTTGCTCGCGGGCGATGGCGGACCAGGATGTTTTCATGTGGGTTAGGCTTCCTCCTCTTCTTCTTCGTCCTCGCAGGGCCAGAGGATTTCGGAGGCGTCGTTGGCGAGGGATTTGGCGGCGTAGTCGTTGCCGAATTTGAATTCGGAATGGTAGGTGGTGCCTTCGGCGTCCCAGCTCACAACGGCGATGCCGTGCTCAAAGTGCTCGGCGAGGAGGGCGCGGGCTTGCTTGAGTATGGCTTCGCGGTCTGCGGGGGCTTTGGGCTTTTTGCTCATGCGAAGATGTCTTTGCCTGCGGCGACTCGCTGGCGCATTTGGGCGAGGGTGTGGCCGGTGGGGAGTTCGAAGTGGGGGGTGTCGCGGAAGGATTTGAAATCGCCGCCCCAGGTGAGGCCGAGGCTGCGAGCGGCTTGGCCGATCTCGGTGTAGATGGGCGAGGCGGTGAGGTAGCGTTTGCCTTTGAAGAGGCCGATGTCCCAGGCTGTGCCGAAATTGTGATTAGAAAATCCGGCGCGGGCGTTGGTGACTTTGGGGCCGGGGGCGGTGCGGCCTTTGG